GCGGCGTCGGCGGCGTCGGCGGCGTCGGCGGCGTCGGCGGCGTCGGCGGCGGCGGCGTAGGCGGCGGCGTAGGCGGCAGATGCGGCGTCGGCGGCGTAGGCGTCGGCGTCGGCGCGGGCGGCGGTGGCTTCGGCGGCGCGGATGGCGGTTGCTTTATCGGTTATAGGCGCTAACGCTTCCAGCTTTGCGGCTTCCTCACCCAGGCCCGCCGCGCGTAGCGTTATTGGGGCCGCAATCCGCACCGCCCAATCCGCGGCCATAAAGCCGCGTTTTCGTTCAACGTCGGGCGTTGAGCGCGTGCCGACAAGGCGGGGTATGAACGGCTTTAATAGTGTGTCCCTGCGGCCTTGGCTTAGTTTGTCATTCCACGTCCGGCAAAAGGCGGCTATGACGGGGCAAACGCACTCGGGATAATCGGACCACGGTTCACCGGCGATGTAGGCGACGGCTTCCATGACGCACACGCCACCCGCTAAGTTCTTGTGTGCGCCACTGTCGAGCGGCCGGGCGTCAATTTCTGCGAGGCGTTCGGCGATGATGATGTTTTGCATAGCGTTACACTCCCAAAAAGTGCGCAAGGGTCAAGATGATGCCGACAAGCACGGCGGCGGCGGCAAGGTCGAAAAGGTCGCGGATCATGCGGCGTTCCTTTTGTTGTATTGTACGGGATTATCTTACACTACGTGGCGGGCGCCGTCAAGCGCCCGCGCGGGTTTGGTCATTCGGCTGTTGCGACGCTGGCGCCCGTGACGCTCGCCCATGCCGGCGCGCGCGTCAGGAAATCGCGCTTGATGCGCAGCGGCATGAGCACACCAAACGCCTCAACGGCGCCCGCGTCGCCAAGGTCCACGATTGCCGGGTTGTCGCCGTTGTGCGCAATGTTTGGTTGGGCGTCGCCCTTGCCGCCCGCTAGTATCGCCATTGCGTCACGAAACGCGTCAAAATATTGCGCCTGAAACTGACACGCGACGCCGCTTGGCTCGCTTTGCGGTATCACGCGGCGCCAGTCTGGGAAGGTTCCATCGACGGCGGCGGCGGCGACAGACCCGCCAGCGTAGTCTACCGCGACCTTGCGTGCGCCGTCGTCACCCACGCTTAGCGTGACAGTTGCGACGTCGCTCGATTTGCGCGAAAGCTTAATGCGCTTGATAAGGTCAAGCGGCACGATTACGGGCTCAAACGCCTCTGGCGCGTTGTGCAACCAATCATGCCGGGCAGCGATAAGCCGGTGGCCGTCAGTCGCGACAAACACGGGACCTGTGGGCGTATGCTGGACGCAAACGCCGTTGAGGTAGTACCGCGTCTGCTCGGTCCCGGCGGCAATCGCGGCCGCCTTCAGCGCGCGGATATCGATGTCAAATGTGATGTTATGCATGTGCTTTGCTCCTCTGTCTCTAACTATCTTACAGTCACAATCTCGCACGTCTAAAAGCCCCTGTCAAACGATCTTTTACAGATATGGTCAGAAGTGGCCGTAAATGGTCGTGAATGGCCAGAAAAAAAAGACGTTTTGACCACGCGAAAATACGTGCGCAATCAATGAGATAGGGTGGGCTATGTATCATATGGTCACATTTTATATATATAATAAGAATTATATATATACGTTACGGAGCCGTAACGATTGCGCTGGCGCATGTCGACGCGTGGCGACTAAAACCCGTGTGACCATGTGACCATGTGACCATAAGTGGCCGCGCCGTTGCTTGGCGCTAGGTGCGCCAGCTCGCGCGCCGTTTCGCCAGGCGCGTCGCCAGGCGCCGGAGCTGGCGCGCGCAAAATAGTTAGCTACAGTGCAAGATAATGCTTTACACCTTAGCGCCGGACGTGCGAGGATCAGAAATCGAAACGGGAGACGACGCAATGTTTCATTTTCACCACATCGCGCTATATTACTTTATGTGCGCGCGTAACACTTCTTACTATAGCGAGAGAGCGCGCTTAGAAGCTTGGCAATTTATATATGATGATATGATACTATAGCCGTAACCTATGAGCTGGCGCCTAGTGCGCCAGTCTTTATGCTGCAATGCAACATAAGACTAGGCTACATTAGAAAGCCCTAATTTAGTAGCAGGGGGGGAGGGGGGGCCTTGCGAAAGGGCCTGCGTTTACGTAGCCCCAGCGAACATTTTTTATTTTCTTGCTGTGAGTTTTGTGCTACACATATTATTGCACGCAGGATATTTGTCGCGCAACCAAGTAGGCTGTAGCTCAATGGTAGAGCACCGCTGTACTAGGTACGGCGGGGGTCGTCGGTTCAAATCCCTCCAGCTTCTTACTTGCGGCGTGCCGCGTGGCCCCGGCGATACGGGGCGCATCTTCCCAACCGCAATAAAATAGCCTACACTGCCCCCATGACATGGCACACGCTCGCGTTTGAACCCCGCGCCGCGATCAAGGCGACCGAAGCGCGTCTGGACGCAATCTATGCGGCCGCCAAGAAGGGTCTCAAGGGTGACTCATTGGCCCTCGCCGCTGGCCTGCTGCCTGTCGAGTACCGGCGGCTGGCCGAGTTTGACCCGTTGGTCGAGATGGCGGCGCAGAAAGGCCTCGCGGACGCCGAACACCAGCTCAGCAGCTACCTGTACAAAGCCGCCGAGCAAGGCGACACGAAAGCCGCCATAGACCTGCTCAAGCACCAGCACGGCTGGGTGGCGCGTCAGGCGATTGACGTGACCATCGACCAGACGATCTCCGTCAAGCGGGCGCTGGAGATGGCGCAGCAGCGCGTCGATGATCTTTACATGATCGACGTGACACCGACGCCAGAAACAGCTATACAGGCGCTGGCGCACGCAGACCCTTCTGTAAAGGACGAGCCATGAACTACGATCCGATGTATGGCTACAACAAACTCAAAGGTATGATGGACGACCCGCAGTTTCGGCAGAACCCCGAGGCTATGCTGCGCTCGGTCCCGCCCGCAATGCTCAGCACCGTAATCGGCGCGTTGTTCCCGCAAGCCGGGCGAATGTTTAGCGGCGGAACGGGGCAGATGGGGCAACAGTTTCCCGACTTCATGTCGTTCTTCGGCCCATCGCAGGCGCAACAGCCGCAGATGGGCGGGCAACAGATGGGCGGACAGCCAATGCAGCAACTGGGCGGCAACAGAATTCCCCTGACGACCCCGCCCCCACCCATGAACCCTGCGTTTGTCAATTACCAAACAGCGGCGCAGGCAGAGCAGGCGGCGCAGGCGTATCAAACGTACCAGCAATCGCAAACGGGCGGGGTAGGAGGGCAAACAATTGGAATGGAGTATCAACCGCCGTCAGGCCCGCAGAAGGGGCCATTGCTACTGGGGCGAGAAACAGACTATGGCGTTATTAAGCCACCGTTAGGCCGACAGATGGGGCAGTCAGACTACAGTGGTGGCCCAGGCGGACCGCGCGGGCTAGGCCGACAGATGGGGCAGTCAGACTACAGTGGTGGTCTAGGCCGACAGATGGGGCAACCAGACTACAGTGGTGGTCTAGGTGGTATGCGCGGCGGCAACGCGATGGCGCGTCAGTTTAACCGGCGCAGCAGCTACGGGGGCTAGCGCAACGTGCAGACCACAATCTACAACCCGCAGGACGAGACGGAACTGATGGCGCGGCTGTGGAGCCCCGCCTTGGCTGACGATCCGCTGAAGTTCGTCCTGTTCGTCTACCCGTGGGGGCAGGACGGCACGCCGCTGGCGAACTTCGCGTCGCCGCGCAAGTGGCAGCGCAACATCCTGCGCAAGCTGACCGAACACATCAAGGCGAACAAGCCTCTCCAAGAGTTCAAGATGTTCCGGCACGCCACGTCCAGCGGGCGCGGCATCGGCAAGTCGGCCTTGGTGAGTTGGATCGTCCACTGGATGATCTCGACGCGGATCGGCTCCACAACCATCGTCTCGGCCAACACCGAGAACCAGCTCAGCACGAAAACATGGCCGGAACTGACCAAATGGCTCGGCATGGCGGTTAACGCCCATTGGTTCGAGCCCAGCGCGACGCGGGTCGTGCCCGCCAAGTGGCTCACCGAGGCCGTCAAGCGCGATTTGAACCGCGACACACGCCTCTGGGCGGCGCAGGCGCAGCTTTGGAGCGCCGAGAACCCCGACGCCTACGCCGGAACGCATAATTTTGATGGTGTTTTGCTCGTGTTTGACGAAGCCAGCGGCATCGACGACACAATTTGGGCCGTCAGCGCTGGATTTTTCACTGAAAACACGCCGCACCGCTTCTGGTTGGCGTTTTCCAACCCCAGGCGCAATTCCGGCTATTTTTACGAGTGTTTTCACTCCAAACGCGAGTTCTGGCAGACCGAAGTCGTCGATGCGCGCACGGTCGAAGGCACCGACAAGCAGGCGTACCAGCAGATCATCGACGAATACGGCCCCGACAGCCACCAGGCGCACGTCGAGGTCTTCGGGGAGTTCCCCAGCGCCTCGGACGGGCAGTTTATCAGCGCCAGTCTAGTGCAGGACGCCATGTCGCGGCCGGCGTACAAGGATGAGAGCGCCCCCATCGTCATCGGCGTCGATCCGGCGCGGTTCGGCAGCGACAGCACCGTCATCGCCATACGGCAAGGGCGCGACATCACCGCCATCCGCAAGTTCAAGGGCGCGGACACAATGGAGGTCGTCGGGCACGTCATCGGCGTCATCGAGGAGTTCAAGCCTGCGCTGGTCGTCATCGACGAGGGCGGGCTGGGCGCGGGCGTCGTGGATCGGCTCAAGGAGCAACGCTACAAAATCCGAGGCGTCAACTTCGGCAACAAAAGCAAGCAGCCTATCATGTGGGGCAACATGCGGGCGCAGATGTGGGGCGACATGCGCGAATGGCTCAGGACAGCGCATCTGCCGACAGACAGGTTGCTGAAAACGGACCTGACCGGGCCGCTCCAGCAGCCCGACAGCCGGGGCACGCTGTTCCTCGAAAGCAAGAAGAACATGAAGAAGCGCGGGCTGGCCTCGCCGGACGCCGCAGACGCCATCGCCGTCACCTTCGCGTTCCCCGTAGCACATAGAGAAGCACACGTTGACCGAACGCGCCGGCAAGCGTATGCTCCCAGTTCCGTTTCGACATCCTGGATGGGTTCCTGATGGCTAAGAAGTCCGTATCGCTATCGGTTGGGCGCGGCGAAAAGCTGCCGGTTAAGCAAGGTGCGGGGCTTACGGATAAAGGCCGGGCCAAGTACAACCGCGAGACGGGCAGCAACTTGAAGCCCCCGGCCCCTAACCCCAAGAGCGACGCTGATAAGGGGCGCAAGGCCAGCTTCTGCGCGCGGATGGGCGGCGTCGTCGCCAAGTCCAAGAACGCAGAGCGGGCTAAGGCGTCGATGCGGAGGTGGAATTGTGGCTAACAAACCGGGGCTGTACGCGAACATTCACGCCAAGAAAGCCCGCATAGCGGCTGGGTCGGGTGAAAAGATGCGCAAGCCGGACGCCAAGGGCGCTCCGACTGCCAAAGCGTTTAAAGAGTCGGCCAAGACGAGGAAGAAGTAGTGCCTCTGGCCAAATCGGCGTCCAAGGACGCTACCAAGCAATCTATGCCTAAGAAGGGCAAATAATGGCTGGTAAGGCGTCCGACCAAAAAGACATGCTGGCGACCATGCGTGACCGCATGACCATCGCCATTTCCGCGTACTCCGACAGCCGCGAGGACGAACTTGACGATCTCAAGTTTATGGCCGGCAATCCTGATAACCAATATCAATGGCCGCAAGATGTGCTTGGCACTCGTGGCGCCGTACAAGGCCAGACGATCAACGCCCGGCCATGCCTGACCATTAATAAGCTGCCCCAGCACGTCCGGCAGGTGACGAATGAGCAACGACAGAACCGACCCACCGGCAAGGTCATTCCCGCAGACGACAACGCCGACGTTGAAGTTGCAGAAATATTCAATGGTGTTGTCCGACACATCGAGTACTTGTCCGACGCCGATGTGGCGTATGACACCGCCTGCGACAACCAGGTTACTTTTGGAGAAGGCTATATCCGCATCCTCACCGAGTACGCTCGGGAAGACAGCTTCGATCAGGACATTAAGATAGGCCGCGTCCGCAACTCGTTCTCGGTCTACATGGACCCGATGATCCAAGACCCCTGCGGCTCCGACGCCCGGTGGTGTTTTATTACGCAGGACATGACCAAAGACGAGTACGAGCGGATGTTCCCGGACGCGGACCCGATTTCGACGCTCTCCAGCGGCGGCGTTGGCGACGCCACGTTCGGGCAATGGGTCAGCCAAGAAAGCATTCGCGTCGCGGAATATTTCTATTGCGACTACAAGAAGGCCACGCTCAACCTCTACCCCGGCAATATCTCGGCCATGAAGGGCACGCCTCAAGACGCGGCCATGATGCAGATGTTTGGCCAGCCGATCAAGACCCGCGAAGTTGACCAAAAGAAGGTCAAGTGGGTCAAGACCAACGGCTACGAAGTGCTGGAGGAGCAGGATTGGGCGGGCAAGTACATCCCGGTCGTGCGCGTTGTGGGCAACGAATTTGAAATAGACGGGCAAATCCAAGTGTCCGGGCTGGTGCGCAACGCCAAGGACGCGCAGCGCATGTACAATTATTGGGTGAGCCAAGAGGCCGAGATGCTGGCCTTGGCGCCCAAGGCCCCGTTTATCGGTTACGGTGGGCAGTTCGAGGGTTACGAGAACCAGTGGAAGACCGCCAACACGACCAACTGGCCCTATCTGGAGGTCAACCCGGACGTGACGGACGGCGCGGGCAGCCCCGTGCCGCTGCCCCAGCGCGCGGCCCCGCCAATGGTGCAGCAGGGCATCATCCACGCCAAGATGGGTGCGTCGGACGACATCAAGGCCACCACCGGGCAGTACGACTCCAGCCTCGGGGCGCAGTCGAACGAGCGGTCGGGTCGGGCCATTCTGGCGCGTGAAAGGCAGGGAGACACGGGCACCTACCACTACGTGGACAACTTGTCGCGCGCGGTTCGCTACGTGACGCGGCAGCTTGTGGACCTGATACCCAAAATTTACGACACTGAGCGCGTCGCCCGCATCGTCGGGCTCGACGGCGAGGTCAGCATGGTCAAGATGAACCCGCAGCAGCCCGAGCCTGTCAAGGAGATCAAGGACGAAAGCGGGTTTTTGATTGAGAAAATTTACAACCCCACCATCGGCCTCTACGACGTGTGCGTCACCACCGGCCCCGGCTACATGACCAAGCGGCAGGAGGCGCTGGACGCCATGTCCATGTTGCTGCAGTCCAACCCGGACCTGTGGAAGGTCGCTGGCGACCTGTTCATCAAGAACATGGATTGGCCGGGCGCGCAGGAGATGGCGGCGCGGTTTGCGCGGATTATTGACCCGAAGGTTATGGAAGGCGACGACCAGTCACCCGAAATGCAGGCGGCCAAGCAGCAGCTTGACGTGCTGACCAAGGAACTGAACCAAGTCGTCGGGATGCTCCAGAAAGTCGAGCAGTCGATGGAAGCGCAGGGGCTTCAGATCAAGGCATACGACGCGGAGACGAAACGGATCAGCGCCGTACAGGCGGGCATGACGCCCGAGCAAATCCAAGACATCGTGATGGGCACAATCGCCGCGGCGATGGACACGGGCGACCTTGTGGGCGGCAACCAACCCATGCAAGAGATGCCGGGCATGGAGATGGGCGAGCCTCCGGGGCCGGAAGGCATGGAGCCTACGGATGAAATGGCTATGATGGGAATGGAGGCTCAGCAATGAGCTGCGAGAAATTCATCGGCAAGCTGTTTCTGGCCCGCGACGTGGCCCATTCGGTCCATCTCAGCACGCGCTCGTTCGCCAAACACTCGGCGCTCAACACGTTCTACGACGGCATTATTGACCTTGCGGACGCCTTTGCAGAGGCTTATCAGGGTAAATATGGTCTGATCGGGCCAATCGTCCGTATGACGACACCCAGAAGCGACAATATCGTCAAATTCCTTGAGTCGCAAGTCGAGGATATTGACAAGACCCGATTTGAGGTGGTCGATAAGGATTGCACACCGTTGCAGAACTTGATCGACGAAATCCTCGCTTTGTACTATGCTACCCTTTACAAACTGAAATTCCTTGCGTGAGGACTCGTCATGGGCCTGAAATACACCACTAGCTGTCTCGGTTATCAGCAGATCACATCGTTGTCGAGCGTCAGGACGCTGACCGTGCCCTTGGGCGCCACCCGTGCGCTCATCGCGCCGCTGACGCAGAGCGTGCGCTGGCGTGATGATGGCACGCACCCCTCGGCGTCTGTCGGTATGCCTCTGGCTGCGGGTTCGTATCTTAGCTACGACGGCAACTTAAGCAACATCCATTTTATCGAGACAGCCGCCTCTGCGGAGCTGAACATCACCTATTACGCCTAAAGGATGCACGCTGATGACCTTCTCACATTCTCCCGGTCCTGGTGTCACCCTTAGCGGCTCCCCCGCCGTTGGCGGTTCTAACACGCAGGTTCAGTACAACAACGCCGGCACGTTGGCTGGCGCAGCGGGTGTCACAACTGACGGGACGACGCTGACAGTTAGCGGGTCGTCTGCGTCAGCCATGCTCCGCGTCACTCAGACTGGCGCGGGCAATGCGCTGCTCGTCGAGGACAGCGCCAACCCAGACGCAACGCCATTTGTTGTTACGGCGGATGGAACAGCTATTGCTGGTCATACAACGAACTTGAGCGCGGGACTTAGCTACAATTTCCAATCAGCGGGAACATCTGCGCTGGCAGGCTATTCCGCTGCCCGGTATTCGGCCAACGTGGGTGCGCCGGTCATTGCTCTTGGGAAATCGCGTAATACGACAGTCGCAGTCGGCGCAATTGTTCAGAGCGGCGACAGTCTGGGCATTTTTGACTTTCGTGGCGACGACGGGGCGGCTTTTATAACCGCCGCTCAGATCGCCGGAGTCGTAGACGGTACACCCGGACTGAACGACATGCCGGGTCGCCTGACGTTCTCCACGACTGCTGACGGGGCTGCGTCTGCTACCGAACGTATGCGCATCACTAACGGCGGCCTTGTTGGCATCGGGACGACCCCGACCACAGCCATACTTGATGTTCAATCGACAACGAGGGGCGTTCGTTTTCCCAACATGACTACAGTGCAGAAAAACGCTATTGCCACACCGCAAGCCGGGACAATGGTTTTTGATACAACACTAGCCAAGCTTTGCTTTTACACCGGCGCGGCGTGGGAGACGATAACGTCACTTTGACATCTTGCCGTTGCCATGAGGCGCGCCCGCATCGAAGAAAGTTTGACATCTAGCTTTAGCTTACGTATTCTACCGAGCACTCTACTGGTGGAGGTCACCAGGTCCGAAAGGAAACCCTAAATGGCTGACGAAGCCCTCGAAGTCCTAGCGGACACAACCGCGCCAGAACCGAATGTCACGGCGACACCGGACCCTGTAGTTACCCAGCCGGAAGGACAAGACCCGGAGCCTGCAAAAACTTTCTCGCAAGAGGATTTGGACGCGGCAATCGGTAAGCGCCTTGCAAGAGAACAGCGGAAATGGGAACGAGAGCAAGCCCAACGGTTTGCGGATGTTCAGGCGAGGCAACAGCCCCTCCCGAACCCTCCCGCCCCAGATGATTTTCAAAGCGCCGACGCTTACGCAGAGGCGCTTGCAGAGCGTAAAGCTCAGGAGATCGTTGCAAGGCGAGATGCCGCCGGCCAGCAAGCGCAGTTTCTGTCGTCCTATCACGAAAAGGAAGACGGCGCGAGAGATCGGTACGATGACTTTGAACAAGTCGCGTACAACCCTTCGCTCCCTGTAACTGACGTGATGGCGCAGACTATTCAGGCATCGGACAACGGCCCAGATATTATCTATCATCTGGGCACAAATCCGAAAGAGTCAGCTCGTATCGCAGCACTACCGCAATTCTTGCAGGCGAAGGAGATCGGACGGTTAGAGGCCAAGTTGGCCGCGACGCCCCCGGTCAAGAGAACGTCAACCGCCCCGGCCCCTATCAATCCGGTCGCGGCCCGCCAGAACGGTGCGCCTGCATACGACACGACGGACCCAAGGTCCATGAAGTCGATGTCAACAAGCGAGTGGATCGAAGCTGACAGGCAGCGTCAGATCAGGAAAGCCGAGGGTCAGCGCAACCGCTAGGCAACTGAGGCATCACTATGGCTAACTCCATCCTTACGATTGACATGATTACAAGGAAGTCTCTGGAAATTCTGGAGAACAACCTTGTATTGACCCGTAACATCAACCGCCAGTACGACGACTCGTTCGCCGCACAGGGCGCCAAGATCGGCACTACGCTGCGCATCCGCCTCCCCGACCGCGCTCTGGTCACGGACGGCGCAGCTCTTCAGGTGCAGGACGACAACGAGCAGTTCACCACGCTTGCGGTCTCCAGCCAGAAGCATATCGGCGTCAACTTCACAACCGCCGAGATGACCATGCAGCTCGACGACTTTGCCGAGCGCGTGCTGAAACCCCGCATTTCGCAGCTTGCGTCGTCCATCGACGCAGACGTGGCGAACGTCTACAAGTCCGTCTACAATTCGGTTGGCACGCCCGGCACCGCGCCGGCGACTTCCTTGGTCCTTCTGCAAGCCCAGCAGAAGCTCAATGAGTCTGCCGCACCCATGAGCCCCCGCTACGCGACGGTCAATCCCGCCGCCAACGCTGGCCTTGTGGAAGGTTTGAAGGGGTTCTTCAATCCTACCGACACGATCAGCCGTCAGTTTAAAAGCGGCATGATGGGGACGGGCGTCCTTGGTTACGATGAGATCAATATGTCTCAGTCGATCAAGACCCTCACCACGGGCTCCCGCGCGACGGCCGCTACGGTCACAACGACTGTGGCTACCGAAGGCCAAGCGACGATCAACCTCACCGGAACCGGCTCTCAGACGCTGGCTGTTGGTGATGTGTTCACGATTGCCGCTGTCAACGCAGTCAACCCGCAGACCCGTGAGTCAACTGGTTCGCTTCAGCAGTTCGTCGTCACCGCAGCCAACACGGCTTCCGGCGGCGCCTACACATCTGTGGCAATCAGTCCTCCGCTCTACACCGCGGCGCACGCGCTGGCGACTGTTGACGCTTTCCCCGTAGCGTCCGCCGTCGTCACGTTCCTTGGAGCGTTGTCGTCGCAGTACCCGCAGAACCTTGTATATTGCAAGGATGCGTTCACCTTCGCAACCGCCGACCTTCTGCTTCCCCAGGGTGTCGATATGGCTTCGCGGCAGGTGCATAACGGCATTTCGCTCCGCATTGTTCGTCAGTACGACATCAATAACGACCGTATGCCTTGCCGCATCGACGTGCTGTATGGCTTCGCCGCCATTCGCCCGGCGATGGCCTGCCGTATCTACGGTTGATCCTGACCGATCCCGGCCCCGGCGTCAGCCGGGGCCAATCAACACCCATTCAGAAAGGTTACGAACATGGCTCTCCCCAATGGCGCAGGCGGCTATCAGGTTGGCGACGGCAACGTCAACGACCCGATCATCGACCTCATCTCAGCTCCAGTCTCTGTCACTACGACTGCCACTCTCACAGCAGCGCAAATCCTTGGCGGTTTTATCCTCGCTAACAACGGCATCACAAGCACCGTGACCTACACGCTGCCGACCGTAACGGACCTTGAGGCTGCACTGATTAATTCTGACCGCATCGGCACGACCTTCTCGTTCCGTGTGGTCAACCTCGGCACCTCGACCGGCACCGCAGTTATTGCGGCGGGCACCGGCTGGACCGTAACGGGCTCGCTCACCATGACGATCCCGATCACGACTGGCGCGCAAATGGTAGCGCGCAAGTCTGCCGCAGGCGCGTGGACGCTCTACCGCGTACTCTAAAGCCCCGCGTACTCCAACAAAAGGAGGGGGCCTCACAGCCCCCTTTCACCACATGGCAGCCATTTACTTGCAGCATCCCCGTCACGGCGCTAAGGTCGCCATATCGGAGGACGAAGCCGTGTACGACGAGACGGAAGGGTGGACCCGTTATGATCCGGTCTCCGCGCCCCCGCAGCCTGCTAAACTAGAAGACGTTTCTGCCGACCCGCCGATCCGCCGACGCCGCGCACGTCAGGAGTAACCGATGACCACTGCTGGCGACCAGATCAACGGAGCCCTTCGGCTTCTAGGCTTGCTGGCAGAAGGTGAAACGCCCTCTGCGGCAATGTCGCAGGACGCCTTGTCCGCGCTCAATCAAATGCTTGACTCCTGGTCCACGGAGCGCCTTGCGGTCTATTCGACGCAAGACCAAGTGCTGACGTGGCCCGCCAGTACGATCTCACGCACGCTCGGGCCGACAGGCAATCTTGTCGGCAACCGCCCCGTGTTGCTGGACGATGCAACCTATTTCCGTGACGCGGCGACAAACGTCTCGTATGGCATAAAATTCATCAACCAAGCGCAATACGATGGCATTGCCGTCAAGACCGTGACCAGCACGTACCCGCAGGTCATGTTCATCAACATGACCCACCCGGACATTGAAATGTATCTGTACCCGGTGCCTTCGCGGGCGCTGGAGTTCCATTTTATTTCGGTCGAGGAACTGACGCAGCCCGCAGGGCTGGCGACGACGCTCTCGTTTCCGCCGGGCTACTTGCGCGCCTTTCGCTACAATCTGGCGACCGAGTTCGCCGCCGAGTTCGGCGTTGAGCCGTCGCCGCAGGTGCAGCGCATCGCCATGACATCCAAGCGCAACCTGAAACGCATCAATAACCCAGACGACGTGCTGTCGATGCCCTACAGCATTGTCGCGCGCACGCAGAAATATAACATCTTTGCGGGGAATTACTGATGACCGGAAGCATAAAAATCTCTGAGCTTTCCGCTGCCACGACACCACTGACGGGCGCGGAGACGGTTGCGTTGGTGCAGTCCGGCGTCACCAAAAAGGCAACGGTAACGCAGATTGGCACTGTCGCAGCCACCGACGCCCCGACCGCGCGCACGTTGGCGAACCGCTTTGCTGATGTCGTCAACGTCAAGGATTTTGGCGCTGTTGGCGACGGCGTAACGAATGACCTCGCAGCGTTTCAGTTAGCGATAAACGCTGTTTCTTCTGGCGCAACAATTACAATTCCTGGTACAGGAAACTACATTTTGACCGGCTCGCTGACTTACGCAGGTAAGTTTATTTTTTGGAGCTGTGCTGGTTGCTTAATTAATAGTCTTGTCCCTAGTTTTAATTTGGAGGGGGTGGTCGAAGTCAATTTTGGGAAGTCCCGCCGCGTTGATCGACGCTCAGGCGCTACCTCAACCGACATTGCGGACGTTAACCAATATCGAAACGCAAACTACACGGGCGGCACGTATGGGTTTGTTAACAGTGGATTTTTGCAGACGGTTGACGTTTCGGCAGGCGCTATAGCGTTTGAATGGGGTCTTGTCTCCATAATTAATAATTCAGCAACTGCTGGCGAAAATCTAGCTATTTACGGGCAGGGAAATAAACTTTCTACTGGCCCAACATGGGCGGGCGTTTTTGAGGCAACTGATAAAACAGGAACCGCTAACCCCATCGCGGGTCTGGTTGGTATAGAGGTAAATGTTTTTGCCAACGGAACAGACACCAGTGGAAACCGAGTTGGCGTTGACATAGTAGTCGGTAAAGGTGTGTCTGGAGGGGTATCGTGCGATGCAGGCTATGCTGTGCGTATTCTTCCTGCCAACAGCGACTCTGCAAACGGTAAGTTTTACTACGGACTTTACGCCGTTGCCGACAAAAATTATTTTAGCGGGCTTATAGGTGTTGGAAAAGTAACTCCTGAAGTGGATGTTGACGCTGCAAGGTCCGGCACTTGTCAAATGCGAGTTTTTGAAACCGACGCAAGCGTAGATACGCGGATTGCGTCTGCTGGTGGCGCGTCGCTTGTCGGTATTATAGGTACATACTCTAATCATCCGCTTGTCCTTAACGTAAATACCGTTGAGAAAGTTCGCGTAACGGCGGACAATCTTGAAGTAACATCCACTACGGGTGGCGTTCTGTTTCCCCGCATGACCACGGTGCAACGCGACGCTATCAGCAGCCCCGCCAACGGGCTTGTCCTCTACAATACGACGACTAACAAACTTCAAGTGCGCGCTGCCGGCGTATGGGTGGATCTGCACTAATGACCCAAGACATGGCCCGCGCCCTGACTGATGCAGGATACATAACCGTCGCGGAGTACCTGCGGCTGTGTGAGGAGAATGGGTGGACATGAAAAGTCCGATCCTCGGCAGCGCATACGTCGCCCGCAGCGTCAACGCTGCGGACAACCGTATGGTCAACCTCTTTCCTGAAATGCTTCAGGAAGGCAAGGAGCCTGCGTTCCTCCAACGCGCGCCGGGGCTTGATCTTCTGGCGACGGTTGGCGACGGCCCGATCCGGGGGCTGTTCGCTGTGGGGGCTTCTCTCTACGTCGCCTCCGGCAGCGAGCTATACCTTGTCGATGTTAACTACGCAGCGACGCTGCTCGGCACGTTGGCCAACGACGGCCCCGTGTCGATGGCGTATAACGGCACGCAGATATTCATCGCCTGCGGCGGCCCAAGCTACATCTACAACACCAGCACTGCGGTCTACGCGCAGATTACCGACCCCGACTTTCCGGGCGCGACCACCGTCTCGTTCCTTGACAGCTATTTCGTGTTCATCGAGCCCAACAGCCAACGCATGTGGGTGACAAGCCTTAACGACGGCACGTCTGTTGATCCGCTCGACTTTGCCAGCGCCGAGGGCGACCCGGACGGGCTCGTGTCGTCAATCACCAACCATTCCGAAGTCTGGATGTTTGGCTCTAATTCTATCGAAGTATGGTACAACGCTGGCACAGCAGACTTCCCCCTTCAACGCATCCAGGGCGCGTTCAACGAGATCGGCTGCGCCGCCGCGTTCTCGGTCGCCAAACTTGACAACGCCCTGTTCTGGTTGGGCGCTGACGCGCGCGGCAAGGGTATCGTCTACCGGGCGAACGGCTATACGGGCGTCCGCGTCTCGACGCACGCCGTCGAGTGGCAAATTCAGCAATATACCGACATCTCTGACGCGGTGGCATACACCTACCAGCAGGACGGCCACGCTTTTTATGTGTTGTCCTTCCCGTCTGCCAATGCGACGTGGGTCTATGATGTTGCGACGCAAGCGTGGCATGAGCGCGCGGGCTTCTTTAACGGCAATCTTACGCGCCAGCGCGGGAACTGCCAGACGTTCTTTAACGACCAGAACGTGCTGGGTGATTACCAGAATGGCAACCTTTACGCCTACAGCCTACAAATCTACGCAGACTACGACCGCCCGCAGAAGTGGCTGCGTTCGTGGCGCGCGCTGCCGCCGGGGCAGAACAACCTCAAGCGCACAATCCACGACGCTTTGCAGCTCGACTGCGAGACGGGCGTAGGGCTTGATGGCTACGACGCCGAAGACATCACGTATTTGCTTACGGAAGCTGGCCTAATACTGACCACGGAAGACGGCCTGCTGCTTGACGTAGACACGGTTCCGGTTGTCGGGTCCGACCCGAGAGTCATGCTGCGCTGGTCCGACGACGGCGGGCACACATGGTCAAGCGAACACTGGCTGTCGATTGGGCGGCTAGGTGAGTATGGCTCCCGCGTCATCTGGCGGCGGCTGGGCGCCACTACACAACTTCGTGATCGCGTCTATGAGGTGTCCGGCACTGATCCAGTCAAGATCAACATTCTTGGGGCCGAACTGACGTTGAGGCCGACTAATGCTTAGCGACACGCGCCTGCCCGCGTCCCGCGTCCCGATCCTGGTCGATGATCCCAGCCGGACAACGACGCGGGAGTGGTTTCGGTTTTTTGAGGGGCTGTCAACTTTGCTCGGGCTAGGCTTGGGGCGGTTCTACGACACCACGTCACCGACGTTTGTTGCCGATACGCCGACAATTGTCCCGCTGTCCGTAACCAGCCTTGGGCGCAACATGACGCTGGCGGCTAACCGCGTCACGCTGAACAACGCGGGCACGTACCTCCTGACCGCCACGCTGCAATTGTCCAACCCCGACGTCACCAACGCCGACTACTTCATCCTCTGGCTGAAGCTGAACGGTGCAGACCAGGCTTTCTCGGCCAACCGGGCGGCGGTCGCCGCGTCCGGTTCGGCCTCGCTGACGGCAACGTATTACGTTGATGTGGCGGCCGGGGCCTATTTTGAGCTATATGGTCTGTCCAAAGCAGGCTATGTTGACATTACGACATTTGCGAGCAGCGGCTCGCCAGCATACCCTGCGGCGCCCGGCGTCGTTCTGACCGTAACGCAAATCCTGTGAGGACCGACCATGCCCTCCTATAACCTCTCGGCGTTCCAAGGTGGCGTCGGCATCCAGTTGTTCGACAACAACGGCGACCCGCTTGCGGGCGGCCTGATCTACACATACACGGCGGGCACGACAACCCCCAAGGCGACGTACACGACGAGCGCGGGCAGCGTAGCCAACGCCAACCCTATCGTGCTGGACTCGGCGGGGCGCGCGCCCAACGCAGTCTATCAAGAGATCGGCACCGACTACAAATTTATTGTCCAAACGTCGGCGGCGGTCCTTGTCGGCACCTACGATAACATCCCCTCGATCAACGATCCGTTCAGCTTGTACAGCATTCTGACGGGCGTAACGGGCACGAACACGATCGCGGCCACGGGCACACCAACGGTCACGTCCTACGCCACGGGCGCGACCTACAGCTTCATCCCCGCGAACACCAACACCGCCGCAGTTACCCTGTCTATCGACGGTTTGACGGCCAAGGCGATCAGCAAGAACAACGGCACGGCGCTGTCAGCGGGCGACATTCAAGTGGGCAAGCTTGCCTTAATCGAGTACGACGGCACGCGGTTCCAGTTGTTGAACAACCTTGTGATAGGCGGCTCGGTTACGAACGCCACCGTCTCGGGTGGCACGATCAGCGGCCTGACGACGCCGTTGCCGGTCGCCAGCGGCGGCACCGGGCTCGCAACGCTGACACTCAACAACGTCCTGCTCGGCAATGGCACAACGGCGGTAGGGCTGGTTGCCCCCGGCACGTCCGGCAACCTCCTGACCAGCGACGGCACGACGTGGGCTTCGACTGCTGCGCCGGTTGAAATACCATCCCAAACGGGCAATTCCGGCAAGCTGTTGACGACAAACGGCACTGCCGTCTCGTGGGGCACCGACAGCCCTGTGCGCGCGCGGGCATCTATTACAGCGGGCACAAGCGCCACACCGACAATAGGCGCCGGATCGGTCAACATCACCAGCATAGCTATGACTGCGGGTGTGTACACGATCACATTTACGACCGCGCTCGCCAGCGCAAACTACCAAATCATAGTGACGAAAAACGGTTCTGGCGCTAACGCAGACACTATAGTTGAGTCGATGACCAAACTTGTAGGGAGCTGCACGATCACTTGGTTCCGCGCGGGCACGGGCACCGCGCAGTCTGTTGCGGGCTTTGACTTTGCCATCTACGGGGGTTGGTAGTGACCCTTGCCGATCAGGTCGAAGCCGCCTTTCTGGAGCAGCCGCAGGCTGACTGCCCGGTCACGCACCGCTTCGGGCCGGGCATCTATGTCCGCGAGGTGCTGCTGCCCCGCGGCGCGTATGTCGTCGGCCACGCTCACAAGACCGTGCATCTCAACATCATGCTGACCGGGCGGCTGGGACTGTTTGACGACGAGGGCGACGAGACGATCCTGTCCGCGCCGCAGACGTTTGTCGCGGGCATGGGCCGCAAGGTGGCGTACATCTATGAGGATGTCATCTGGCAGAACATCCACGCGACCACCGAGACGGACGTGGAGAAACTGGAAGACACTTACCTAGACAAGAGCGCCATCTGGCTGGACCATGCCCGACGTGTCTCGCTCGTAACGGAAAACTATTCCGAAGACAACGAAGATTTTCTGTTGGCCATCGCCGGATACGGGTTTGACGCGCTGACAGTGCGCCAAGTGTCTGAAAACACTACCGACCTGATGCCATTCCCGCCGGGCGACTACAAGGTTATGGTGGGCGCGTCCAAGATAGAAGGTCGCGGTTTGTTCGCCACCGGGTCGTTTACGGCTAACGAGCTGATCGCCCCGGCCCGTCTTGACGGGCTGCGCACGCCGGCGGGGCGCTACGTTAACCACAGCAAGACACCAAACGCCGAAATGGCCCTCAACGGCAACGGCGACGAATACTTGTTCTCGATACGGCCTATCTCCGGTTGCAAGGGGGGTATGCTTGGCGAGGAGATTACTGTAGATTACCGGCAGGTTCTTGGCCTGGCGCGCAGGAGCAATTAAGATGGCAGGTATTGCAGCGGCACTTATCGGCGGCGCGGCGTCCATTGGTGGGGCGCTGCTTGGAAGCAGCGCGGCTAAAAAGGCGGCGAAGGCGCAGGCGGCTGCGGCGCAGAAGGGTATTGAGTCCCAAGAGCGCATGTTTCAGAAGCAGATCGAGCTGCAAGCGCCGTTCCGCGAAGCTGGTCTGACATCGCAAAATCGGCTCTTGACGCTGCTTGGCCTGACGGGGGGTGATGCGGGCGCAACTGATTACGGCTCCGCAAACACGCCGTTCGGCATGGACCAGTTCAACGCCGACCCCGGATATGCGTTCCGCATGTCGGAAGGCATGAAGGCTATTGAGCGTTCGGCGGCGGCCAGAGGCGGCCTGCTGTCCGGTTCAACCTTGAAAGGCGTCACGCGGTTCGGCCAGGACACAGCATCTGGCGAATACCAGAACGCCTTCAACCGCTACCAGCTAGAGCGGCAGGCGCGGCTCAATCCGCTCCAAAGCATCATGGGCGCGGGGCAGACGGCGGCAAACCAACTTACCGGAGCCGCAGGGCAGCTTGGGCAGGGGCTGGCGCAGTCCTACGGCAATCTGGGTCAGGCGCAGGCGTCCTCGTATGTGGGCGGCGCAAACGCCGCGATGCAGGGGCTGCAGGGCGTCAGTGGCGCGGTGCAGGGCTACTACAACAACCAGATGATGAACAACCTGTTGCAACAGCGTAACCGGCCTACAGGAACTTTTGACCCCCAAATGTTCCAGTCGAACTATAACCCAATGCCCGAGTACAATTTCGGCTGAACAACGTAAGGTTGGGATCGTAACAATGGCTGATTTCGGATTAGCGGCACAGATCGGACGCGGCAACGCCATGCCGGGCGCGCAACAGCAAGACCCGCAGAACCGCATGTTGCAGATGATGCAGCTCCAGCAGCTCCAGCAGAATATGATGCTAGCGCGCGAGCAGGAAGGCCGCGCTGCGGGTCTGTATGGGCCGCAGCTTGGTTCCGCCCAACAGCAACTTCTAAATCTACGCAACATGGAAGACCGTGCGGCGGGTCTATACGTGCCTCAATTAGAAGGTGAAAGGCTAAAAAATATCACCGAGGTAGGACGCCAAGGGCTTTTAAGGCCGCAGACAGATAGCGCAACGCAAGCGGCGGCGTCCGCAACGCGCGGGGGCACGGCTGCGCAAGGAGTGCTTGACTACATTCGAACCACGCCGCCAGAGGAACGCACTAAGCCCGAACGGCTAGACGCGCTGCGCGGCACCAATCCCGGCGCGTATATCGCCCTGACTGACCAAATCAACGCGGCAAACATAGTGAAAGAAAAGGCGCGCACGGAAGAATTTACCTCCGCAAAAGCAAAGTTTGAGTTTGAACGGGTAGCGTTGAACGGCATGTCATCATTGTTGCATGCTGTTACCGACCAAGACTCGTATTCCACAATCTACCCAGACTATAAAAAGGTAGACCCTGTAGGGTCTAAAATTATTGGTCCTGAATACACCCCGAAGAATGTCGCGGCTATGCGCGCGCGTATTCAAGATTTGGGTGACCTTGCGTATGGGCAGGACGCATTTGGCAACGAGACGGCCACAAACAAGCGCACGGGAAAAATTACCCTGTTGGCTCCCGCCACCCCTGCGAGCCGGTTCGGCAGCCGCGTGCTGACCCAGCCAGGACTTAACCCCGAGGGGGACGCCGCAACGTATGACGCTGCTCGCACGTTGGGCGCCGCGCCCCCACCGGGCGCCTCGCCGGGGGTGCCGTACACCCCGCCGGGTATGGGTCCGAAAGCGGCGGCGGCGGGCGCATTGACGACCGCGCAAGAGACGGCTAAGGCGGCAGTCAAGGAGAAAGCACTTCAGCCGCAGATCGACGCGGCCATTAAGGAACTGACAGCCGCAGCAGCGCCGGGGGGCTTGATCTCTAAATCCACGGGTAGCGGCATCGGTCGTCAAATTGACCAAGTGGCGGGGTATTTCGGTACAGCCACACCTGGCGCCGTGGCTGGCGGCCAGCTTGGGCCAATCGCAGATTTGGCGCTCAAGATCGTACCCCGGTTTGAAGGGCCGCAATCTGACAAGGACGCTCAGTCCTACAAAGATGCCGCAGGTTCGCTAGCAGACACGTCGATCCCCGTTGAAATTCGGCAGGCGGCGGCCAAGGAGGTTGTGCGGCTGCTAAAGACGCGGCGCGACCAGTTCACTATGGATGGCGCTACGCCCGCGCCGGGCAAGATCATTAACCGCGCGGCGCCCGCAGGCGTCGTAAATTGGAACGATCTCGATTAGGGGCGGCTAGTGGACATTCAGTTACCAGACGGCACGGTTTTGCAAGGCGTCCCAGACGGGACGACTAAAGCCGACATCCTCGCCAAGTTGCGCTCGAACGGGCGCGACACGGCGGCGATGGGTCTTGAGGACGCCCCGGTCAAGCCAGAGGCGTCGATGCTGGAGGGCGCGGCGCGCGGCGCGGCCCCCTACGCTCTCGGTATGGGAGGCGGCGCGCTGGTCGGTGGTGGTCTTGGCGCGCTGATCGGCGGCGGGCTGCCCGGCGCCATAGTGGGCGCGTCGCTTGGCGCGCGTGCGGCGCCTGCGTTGCTGGCGGCGGGCGACATAGGTACGTCCCTCTACAACACTGTCGCCAACCGGTTCGGCTACGGCGCAGCGCCGACACCTTCTGACACACTGAAGAACGTCGCCGGTTCGGTCGGCGTCGGCAAGCCCGGCGCACCCGTCACCGAGGCACTAATTGGCGGCGCTCTTGGCGGCGGTTTGATGGCTGCGGGTCTGCGCGGCGCGCAAGCCGCCAGCCCGGTCACGCAGGGCGTCATCAACGCGATGGCCGCCCAGCCAGGGCTCCAGACTGCTGCTGGTGGAGCGGGCGCCGCAACCTCTGCCGCCATGCAAGAGTACGGCGGCGTCGAAAACCCCATTGCCCTGCTGCTGGCAAACATGGCTGGCGGCGCGGCTGTTCCCGCAGGTATCGGCGCGGCTCGTCTTGGGGCCAAGGGCGTCACGGCGGGCGTCAATCGCTTCTCTGTCATGGCTGACCCGGAGGCGGCGGCATGGCTTCGCTCGGTCGAAGGGCGCGGGCCGGAGGTTGTCGCTGCGCTGCGCGCAAACGCCGATAGCCCCGTGCCCGGCTACAACCGCACGGCGGCGCAAGCGTCCGTCGAAGCGGGCGCGCCGGGTTTGCAGGCGCTCGGGCGTCAGGTAGGCGAGGTCAGCAGCGCCGCGCCGTATGCCCGCACGCTGGAACAGGAGGGCGCCGTTCGCGACGCCGTTCGCCGCGTCGGCGGAACGGCGGATGAACTGGCGACAATGAAGAGCGCGCGGTCAGAAGAGGCCACGGCCAACTATGGTAAGTCCGACGTTGTGCGCGTCGAAGCGGATGACGCGCTGACCGAGATGATGGGTCGGCCGGATATGCGCCGCGCGATCTCGCAGGCCCGGCGGGCGGCAGAGAACAAAGGCGAGACGTTCGGGACGAAGGCTGAAGATGGGCCGACCACGTACACAGGCGAGGAATTGCACCGTATCAAGGTGGCGCTGGATGATATGATGGAGAACGCGCCGCAGACCAACGTCGGCACGAACCTCAAGAACAGCATCAAGGGGTTACAGTCCGACTTCATGGAGTGGGTCGGCACCCGCGTTCCCGAGTACGACGTGGCGCGCAACGTGTTCAAGGCGCAGTCGCAGTTCATCAATCAGGCCGAGGTCGGACGGTTCTTGGAGAAAAAGCTTTTCGGGCCCATCGAAGGCAAGGGCATGTCGCCCGCGCCGTTTATCAAGGCTATCGACGAACCGCCAGCCAAGATTATTGAGAAAGTGCCTGACCTGACGCCGCAGCAACGCAAGACGCTCTCGGACGTGACTGCGGAACTGACGCGAGATGTGCAGGCCAAGCGCCTAGCGACGGCGGGCAGCGCCGCCGCGCCAAAGATAACCGCAACGGCAACAGATGTTGCGCCCGCCAAGCTGAACCTTCTGAACCGCACGTACACCCTTGCGACGGCGTTGATGGACCGTATGCAGGGCGCGCTTAACAAGGAGAACGCCACGCGGATCGCCGCCGCCATGCTGGAGCCCGAGATGGCCGCAGCGCGGATCGAGGCGGCTGTAGCCCGTCAAGCGAAGTTTGACCGCTTCAAGGTGCAGGGGCCAGATAGCATGGGTAAAGGCGCCTTTGCGGCATCGCAAATCCCCGGCATCACGAACGCCATGAGCCCTTACGGGGAATTAAACCGCAACGCGATGGCGCGCTAATCATGGACCAACAGACACTTATCAACATTGGCGGCGGCATCATCATAGCTGGTATTGGCTGGTGGGCGCGTGTCATCTGGGAGAGCGTGCAGCGTCTCAAGGACGACCTGCATGAGATCGAGGTGGACTTGCCGAAAAGCTACGTCACCAAGGACGACTTCAACATCACGATGAAGCACATTGAAACTATGGTCCAGCGCATCTACGACAAGCTGGACGGAAAGGCAGACAAGTCGTGATCGACGCGCGGAGCGAACGCAACCTGATCGGCGTACATCCCGATCTCGTCAAGGTGATCCGCCGCGCGGCTAAGGCGGGCGGTTTTGTCGTGACTGAAGGGCTGCGCACCAAGGCGCGGCAGGCGCAGCTCGTCAAGGCGGGGGCTTCCCGCACGATGAACAGCCGCCACATCACGGGCCACGCCATCGACGTAGCCGCCGTGGTCAACGGCGAGGTCCGCTGGGACTGGCCGCTCTACGCCGCCATCGCCAAGATCGTGAAGGCCGCAGCGAAGGACTTGGGCGTGCCGATCACCTGGGGCGGAGATTGGCCGAAATTTCGAGACGGGCCGCATTTCGAACTTGACAGGAAGGCGTACCCGTGAAGCTAATCATCCTGCTGCTTCCCTTGGCGCTCGCCGGCTGCGGCGTCATCCGCGATTTGCCCAAATACTGGTAAGGAGAACGTCATGGACAAGGATATGTTCGAACGCCTGTTCCGCACAGCCCTCCAGGTTGTCGGCGCGATCGTCGCCACCCGCTACGTCGGTGAGGAGAACTGGGCCGCTCTGTCGGGCGCGCTACTGACGCTCGGCACGACCGGCTGGACGATCTACGCCTCGCGTAAGGCCGTGAAATGACCGAGGCTCTTGCCATTGGTGGCGCCATACTCGCCATTACCGGCGTGTTCTTTGGCGTCATTTGGCTTGCCGAACGCAAGGCGCGGGCTGAAGTCAGACAGGAGTTGAACATTGAAGCGATCATACGCCTGCGGTCTGCCATGGAAGCTGACCGCCGCGCTCGTGAGCGGATTGCTCGTGGCGAGCTGTTCAACGACGATGGGCACAAGCGGGACTGAGTGTATCGTCTGGACGCCGGTCTCATGGTCGTCCAAGGATACGCCCCAGACCATCGAAGGCGTCAAGCTGAGCAACGCGCGGCGGAAGGCGTGGTGCAAGAGTTAAAATGTTATTTACGGCTTCAGGTTCAATTCCTAGACACCAATACGTTCAAGTCGATGGGTCGTTCGTTGGCGTAGAGGGACGTGTTTCGGCTGTCTGGTTTGGGCTGCACGCGCACCCTGGCCGCGCATGGGGCTGCACCGTCATGTTGCAGAGCGGCGCGGTATACCGAAATCTTCCGCCACACGCGATAGCGTTCTGTGAAGACGCCCCCGATTGGACAATTGAACAAGCCCAATTGTGGGACTGCTACGGCAATCAGTTTTCCGTGCTGGTGTACGACTTTCTTGATGGCCTTGATGCCGTCGCGCGCATTAACGGCGAAGACGTGCCGTGCAAGTATCTGTTTACTGCGGTCCCCGTTGGCGACGCCTACACGGCAGAACCTAGCCAAGATAAAGAATTTATGTTTCTGCAAACGCGCAAAGGGCGGCTGACAATCCAGCCAACAAACCGCGTCTTGTTCACAGACGCCAGCTTTACCGACAAGACACCGTTTTGGCCTTCGCTCCCGCTGACAACGCGGATATACTCGTCAGAAGCAATCTAGCTAACGCGCGGCGCAACGACCTAGCCGACCAGTTCCTTGCGTTCGCGCACCGCGCGGAGCGCCGTGTAGCGCTGATGCAGCCGCGTCAGGACCGTCGAGCGCGCCGCGGGCTGGCGGGCCTGCTCCCGCGCCAGCAACGCCTGCACTTCCGCTTCGGTCAGCCGGTAGAGGCAATCGTTTAGCGCCCGCCAGCTCAGTTCCTCATCAGCCATCTTTAAGCTCCGCAATTGCTATGTCCGATATGGCGCGCTTGTCCCGCAACGCCAGAAGGATGCGCTCGTCAATAGTCTTATTACAGATCAGCAGATAACACCAGACCTCATGTAACTGCCCTCCCCGGTGCAGCCGCCCGATTGTCTGCTCGAACAGCTCCAGCGACCACGGCAGCGAGACAAAAATTATTTTGTTGCCCCCATACTGAAGGTTAAGCCCGTGGCCGGCGCTCTTGGGGTGGATCAACAGCAGTTCGATTTTGCCCGCGTTCCACCGCTCGACGGCGTTCGGGCTGTCGATGGTCTGCGCCTTCGGGTATCGGCGCTGTAGCTCGGCCAGTTCTTCCTTGTAGTTGTAGACGACGATGGTGTTGGCGTGCTGGTTCTCGGACAGGATGTCGTCCAGCAGATCGAACTTGTGCGTCGATAACCAGTGCGGCGTCTGGCGCACGTCGAACTTGCCGGGGGCCGCGCTGGGCGTTGAGACGGTGCTGTAGACGAAGCCGGACGCCATCTGTTGCAGCTTGTTCGTCATGGCTGCCGCGTTCATGGCCGTGATCGTCGCGTCGCCCAGCTCGACCAGCAGGTCTTTCTTCATCTTCTCGTAGGGCGCGCGGTCGGGCATGTCGCAGCGCATTTCGACCGTGTGCAGCGGCGGCAGCTTGTCGGCGTACTCGCCGGGCTCCAGCACAAACGTCGCCGGGCGGATGTCCGCCATGACCTGCTCCAGCGCGCCGCGCCGTGGCGCCCACTCACCAAAGTCGCGGTTGATGCAGACAAAATACTTTTGCAAAAACGCGCCTTTCGAGCGCCCAAGCAGGTTCTGGTCCACCACCTTGCACTGGCCGAAAACATCCTCTAGGCCGTTTGATGTGAACGAGCCGGTCAGGCCCCAGCGGAACCGGAAGCGGTCGAGCTGGTCGAGCAACGCCTTGAACCGCTTGCCGGACGGGTTCTTGAGCCGCGTCAGTTCGTCGAATACGATGCCGTCGAACGACGACAGGTCCGGCAGCGACTGGATGTTGTCGTAGTTGGTGACGACCACCTTGGCGTTGCTGGCGAAGGCCCGCGCGCGGGCGGCGGGCGATCCGACAGCCACGACGATTGGCATGTCGGGCGTCCACTTGGGGCCTTCGACAGGCCAAACATCGGTGCAGACGCGCTTGGGCGCCAGCACCAGCCAGCGCCGTGTGTGCCCGTCAAGCAGCATCTGCCGCATGGCCGTCAGCGTCAAAGCTGTCTTGCCTGCGCCCACGGCGGCCAGCACCATCGCGCGATCATGTTCGTAGAGGAAGTCGGCAGCGGCGTCTTGGTAGTCTCTAAGGGCGAGCGTCAAGGAAGGCTCCTACGACTTCGGCCGCGACTTGCGGGACGATCGCGTTACCGTAGGCGCGCAGTCGTCCCACTCGGGCGGTAGCCCCATGAGCCAGCGGGAATGTGCCGGGTTCAACTGGCCGCCACTTTCCATCTCGGCAGTAGAGCCAGTCAGCATCTCGCCAGACGCCGTTAACCGGGCCGGGGTGGTGTAAGCTGCCGTTCGCGGTAGAGAGATCTGTTTCCGCCCCTCTATGTCCGACTGCCCCGCCTTGGCATCGTAGGCGTTCGGCGTCGGCCAACCCGCCGTTTTCGCTACGATACCCAGCTTCTTGTGCAGCCCACCCAAGTTGGGATTTCTCGCCTTCGCGGTTGCTTGCCGGGCCTCCCACTGTTCCACCGTCTCGTTGGTGTTCACCGTGTCCGCCACGCACGGCGTCGGCCAACCCGCCAGCGCCGCGTCGTTCGACAGCGCCCCGCCCGACTGGTTCGGGCCTCCGTTCGTCCCGTCCGTCGCTCTCGGTGTATTCCAGCCTTTCTCCAACAAACCAGAGCCGTTGTCTGATATGCGGCGCGCCGAAGCCCGCAGCGCAGAGATCGACCGCCCCGAGGGCGTAACCCGCACCTTCCATGTCAGCGTGTACAAGGTCGAGCCAACCGAGGCCGTCCTTGCTCGCAACCTGTTCGCCAAAGACGACTGGAGGGCGGCGCTCGCCAATGAGGCGGAAGAAATCGGGCCAGAGGTGGCGGGCGTCATCGACGCCGCCGCGCTGTCCGGCTGCGCTGAAAGGTTGACAGGGACAGGAGCCGGTCCAGACGGGCCGGTCGTCGGGCCACCCGGCAAGACGCAAAGCATGGCTCCAGACGCCGACGCCGGCGAAGAAGTGGCATTGGCTGAAACCTTTAAGGTCGTCAGGTTGAACATCGACAATTGAACGGGTATCGACTTCGCCATCAGCGATTAATCCTTTCGCAATCAGATTGCGCAGCCATTGCGCGGCATATGGTTCGATTTCGTTGTAGTAAGCAGCCATGCGTCGATTTCCCCCTTTGACCATAACAGAGCGTAGTTCTGCCGCAGCGCCTTCAGTTCGTCGGCGTGCAGCTTCTGGAGCGGCGCGAGCCGCCCGCCCTTGGGGCGCTTCAGCTCCACGAACCATGTCGAGCCGTCCGGCAGGCAGGCAATGCGATCCGCCACGCCGCGCTGCTGCGGCGAGCGGAATTTGAACGTCTTGCCGCCGAGGCGCTCGACAGACCAGACGAAATATTTTTCGATTTCTTTCTCAAGCATGAAGATAGTTGTAGCACCACAGAATGTTTTACGCTAGGGTGTTTCTGCAATCCAGTAAAAGAAAGGTACAGTGAAATGCTCTGCGATAAGGAACTCAAAGACTTAGGCCTGACAGACGCTGGTGTGCGTCTGGTTCGAGCCGCGAACTGCGAAACGGTGTACAACTTAAGGACAGTGGGCGACCGCGCACCAAAAGGAACGCACCTCCGCACAATAGAGCAGGTTAAATCGCTTGCCGCTCGACTGGAAAGCCAGCTTGCGGCGCGTCAAGCAGCGGTTGAGGCTAAAGAGAAAGCGAGCGCGTTCTGGCTACAGCAGCACGCCGAACATATGGCCCTGCGCGTAGATTTTACCCTGCAAGTCCGCGTTCGACTGCGGGATTTGCCCTGCGGCGAGATAATCCCCGCGGATATGGCCCAGATAGTGTCTGATGTCTTGAAGGATTACTTCCGCGCGCACCCTGACGCTCGGTATCGGCGCCCCCGCATCGGCATATCAGGTGTAAAAGAAACACAGGGAGTAAAATACGATGGCTGACCACTCAGATATTGTTGGCGGTTCGACGGCGAAGCGGGTCATCGCGTGCCCCGGTTCGGTGCAGTTGTGCCGTAAGATGCCCGCCAAGCCATCCAGCGTTTACGCAGACACAGGCACGCTGTTGCACGATGCGATGGCGTCTATCCTCAGCAGCGACGCGCTGCCAACCGACGTGATTGGCAACGAATACCAAGGCATCGAACTCACCCAAGAACTGTACGACGAGAAGATTGTCCCCGCGCTCGCGGCGCTCGTCGAGATTGACCCGGAAGGCGTCATGGACATTGGCGTCGAACACATGGTTGGCTTCGGTGATGCCTTGCCCGGCGTGTTCGGCAGCGCCGACGTGATCGGGCGCATCGGCAACCGCGCGATTGTGCTTGACTGGAAGTTTGGCGACGGCGTGGTCGTCGAAGTTGAAGAGAACGCGCAGGCGCTGTTCTACGCAGCCGCCGCCATGCGCACGCCCGAAACGGCGTGGGCGTTCGATGGCGTTGCCGAGATCGAGTGCGTTATTGTCCAGCCGCCGTTTGTCAAGCGGTGGGTGACGACGCCCGCCCGTGTCGCCAAGTTCGAGAAGCAGCTTTTTGCGGCTGTCAAGACGGCGTCGCGTCCCGAAGCGCCGTTCGCGGCGGGCGATCATTGCCGTTGGTGCGCCGCCAAGCCGATCTGCCCGATCCTGTCGGGCGGCGTTATGCGGGCGCTCCAAACATCGTTGAAAGCACTTGACGCCGACAATCTTGCCGCTGCCGTGCGCGACGCTGATGTGCTGGAGGACTGGATCAAGGACGTGCGTGCGCTGGCGCATCAGGTGCTGGAGCAGGGTCTACCCGTGCCGGGCTTCAAGCTGGTGCCCAAGCGCGCCACGCGGCAGTGGATTGACGAAGAGCAGGCGAAGGATGTCCTGAGCGACTTCCTGACGCCGGAAGAATTGATGGTGACGAAATTGATTTCGCCCGCGCAGGTTGAGAAGGTGCTGAAGAAGTACAAGATCGACCTGCCAGGCAATCTGGTCGTCGCCATCTCATCGGGCAACACGTTGGCCCCGGAGAGCGATCCCCGGCCGGCGGTAATGCAGATCGGCCAACAATTGTCGGCTGCACTTGGAAAGATCGCATGATCGACGCCGAGACACTACGCGCGCTATTGAACTACGATCCGGAGACGGGCGTGTTTCGCTGGCGCGTGACGCTTTCTAACCGCGCGCCAGCGGGGTCTGTTGCGGGGTCTCAGGAGACCCGCGGATATTGGCACATCCGCATAAACAAACGTTTTTACGGTTCGCACCGTTTAGCGTGGCTGTACGTACACGGCGTCTGGCCAAGCGCGGATGTAGACCACATCAACCGAGACACGGGCGATAATAGACTATCGAATTTGCGCGCCGCAACGCGCACTGAGAATTTGATGAACGCGAAGAAGTCGAAACGGGCTAAGTGCGTTCTTAAAGGCGTGTCCATCAAGAATGGGCGCTATGTGGCGCGTTTACACGACCGCCGCAAGGAAGTGTACCTTGGTTGTTTTGCCACCGAGCAGGAGGCGCACGAAGCGTACTGCGCGGAGGCCATAAAGAGATTTGGCGCGTATCACCGCGCCAAATAGCGTGAAGGTAATCTTCACTTAACAGTAAGGAAAACTACAATGGGAAACAATGTTACGTTTGCGAACGCCAACCTTCCGTCAGTCAAGAACCTCGCAGACTCTCTGCGCGGCATTCAGAACGACGTAGGTGGGTCCGGGTCCATCATCTTGAAGATGGATCGTGTAGGGACTTGGGTTTACGGCGCGGACCAGACCGAGGTCGAGGAAGATTCGACTTGGGCGGTCAACCCCTTCTCGTTCGTCCACGGCTATATCGCCTGGGGCGAGGGTGAAGTGCTGGCCGAGAAGATGGCTCCGGTAACGCAGCCGCTGCCCGAACTCGACGCCGCGCCCCCCGGCGCCAAGCGTGGGTGGGAGGTGCAGGTCGGTTGCAGCCTCAAGTGTCTCGACGGCGAGGACAAGGGACTGGAAGCCCGCTACACCGTCACGTCGGTTGGAGGCAAGAAAAGCATCCAGAAACTTGCGCTCGACATCGCAGCGCAGGTCGATAAGGACCAAACCAAACCCGTGCCGGTGGTCGTTCTGAAGAAGGAGCACTACACGCACAAGAGCTACGGCCGCATCTACACGCCGCTCTTCGACGTCAAGTCGTGGATCGGCATGGAAGGCCCGGCCGCCGAGCCTGCCGCAGATGTCTCCCCTGTAGCGGCAGAGGCTCCCACGGAGGAAGCGCCGCGTCGTCGTCGTCGCAGCGTCTAAGTGGTGAGCGCGCCCGCCGGTCGTCCCCCGGCGGGCGCATTTCTTATGGGGTTCGCATGTCTATCCTCTGGTGTGACTTCGAGACGCGCAGCCGCTGCGACCTGAAGGCCGCCGGCGTCTATAATTACGCGCAGGACGCCAGCACGACGGTCCTGTGCATGTCGTGGGCGTTCGATGACGAGCCGGTCGTGACGTGGCTGCCCGGCCAGCCATTTCCGTTACGCATCCGAAACCATACCGGCCAGATCAGGGCGCACAACGCCGCCTTCGAACGGCTGATCTTTTGGTACGTCTTGTGCCCCGGCCTTGACCTGCGCGAGCCGACGCTGGAGCAGTTCTATTGCACCGCAGCACAGGCGCGCGCCAACTGCGCGCCTGGCTCGCTGGAGGACGTGGGCCGCTTCGCTGGCGCGTCGATGAAGAAGGACCACCGGGGCGGCGCGCTCATCCGCGCGCTGTGCATTCCCCGCGGTGACGGGACGTTCAACGACGCCCCGGCGCTCATGGCCGAGATGGTCGCCTATTGCGAGCAGGACGTGCGCGCCATGCGGGCGATCAGCAAGACGCAGCGCGAACTGTCCGACGACGAGCTGCACGCCTATCACGTCAACGAGAAGATCAATGACCGGGGTGTGCGCGTGGATGTTGACCTGTGCCGCGCAGCGGTCAATTATGCGCAGGCCGAACTGGTCGAGATACAGCAGATCGTGCGTGAAGTTACGCAGGGCGCCATAACCAGCGTCCGGTCCCCCAAGATGCGTGATTGGGTCCGCGCGCGCGTCGGCCCCGAGGCGCTGAAGCTGATGACGCTGCACAAGGACGACGTTGAGAAGTTTAGCATCGACAAGAGCGTGCGCGCAAACTTGCTAGTTCTGGCGCAGGAGAACGCAGATGAAGTGCCCCCCGACGTTGCCGAAGTCATCCAATGCGCAGACGACCTATGGGCCTCATCGGTTGCTAAATTCAGCCGTGCATCTGCGCTTGCTGATACGGAAGATCGAAGAGTCCGAGGCGCTTTCGTGTTCGCAGGAGGCAGCGCCACCGGGCGTGCTTCGGCGTTCGGTCTCCAGGTTCACAATTATCCTCGCAAATGCGCTGCGGACCCTGAAGCGGTGCGTCACGCGATGGTGCGCGGGCACGAGATAGTCCCGGCGCACGGCAAGCGCGTCACCGACGTTTTGAAGGGGATGCTGCGGCCCATGATGCTGCCCGACAAGGGCAAGCATCTGGTCGTGGCCGATTGGTCCAGCATCGAGGGCCGCGTCAATCCGTGGCTGTCGGCGTCGCAGCATGGCGACGCCAAGCTCGACGTATTCAGGTCCGGCCTCGACCCTTACAAGGTCAACGCTGTGGCGACGTTTCTCGTCAAATATGACGACGTGACCGGCGACCAGCGCCAAGTCGGCAAGGTGCAAGAATTAGCCTGTGGTTTTGGTGGCAGCGTAGGCGCGTTCGCGTCGATGGGCAAGATTTACGGCATCAATCTACCCGAAGAAATTGCCAAGCGCATGGTTGCGGGCTGGCGCAAAGCTAACCCTTGGGCCTTGCCGTGGTGGGAGGCACTAGAGGAAGCGTATACCCGAGCGATGCGCAATAAAGGCCACGAATTTAGCGCCGGGCGCGTAACATACTTGTTCGATGGGCAGCATCTTTGGTATGCTCTACCTTCAGGTCGTGTCCTTTGCTATCCCTTTGCCCGGTTTGACGACGGCGAAATCACCTACGCGAAAGCCGCATGGAAACCATCCGCAGATGCTTCGGAATGGCCGCGCGCCCGACTCTGGCGCGGGCTGGCGTGCGAGAACGTCACGCAGGCGGCCGCCAATGACATCCTGCGCCATTCGCTCAATCAACTGGAGCGCGAAGGCCACGAAGTCGTGCTGCACGTTCACGACGAGATCGTGGAGGAAACAGCGGACCCGGACGCGGCGCAAGAAGCGATGAAGCGGATTATGTGCACGCCGCCCGACTGGGCTGGCGGTTTGCCGCTGGGCGTCGAGATACACACAATGCAACGGTATGGAAAATGAAGCCCCACGTAACAGCGGATATAGTGCGGCGGATATTTGATTATGACCCTCATAGCGGATTGTTTATCCGTAAGGAGAGCGCCCGACCTAGACGGTGGGGTGGCGCTAATGCTGGACACTTACGCCGAGACGGGTACGTTACCATCGTGTGCGAAGGCCGTAAGTTTTTAGCGCATCGCCTAGCGTGGCTGTGGTTCTACGGTGTGTGGCCGCGCAAGCACTTAGACCACGTAAACAGAGTGAAAAACGACAACAGGATAGACAACTTACGCGAAGTCACGCCAGCGCAGAACCGGCAAAACTCCACCGTGAGCGGTAAGAGCTTGAGCGGGCACCGCGGCGTATGCTGGCATAAAAAAACCAGTAGGTGGCGCGCGCGGGCGATTATTGATGGGCGGCGCGTAGACCTTGGGGAGTTCGAGAACGTGTCGGATGCTGTGGCTGCTCGCGTAGACGCAGAATTGAAACACTACACGCATAGCCCGCTACATAACCAGAATTAGAGGGGGAGACGATGAAGATAGGTTATGCAGACCCACCGTACATAAACTGCGCGCATCTCTATAAGGACCACGCCGACTACGCCGGCGAAGTGGACCACGCGGCGCTAATCGACCGACTTGAGTCCGAATACGACGGCTGGGTTCTGCACGCCGCTGCGACGCCCGCCTCTATGGCCGTTCTGGCCCCCCTTGTCGTCAAAACATCTGCGCGGTGGATGACGTGGACGAAGGGTTTCGCGGCGTTCAAGAAAAACGTCTCTGTCGCCTATGCTTGGGAGCCGGTTATCGTGAAGCCGGCACGCAAGCCTGTCGTGTCGAAGCGGCTCGTCATGCGCGATTGGGTCGAGTGTTCGATCACGCTGCGGCGCGGTTTGACCGGCGCGAAGCCTGAGAAAGTCTGCCATTGGGCGTTTGAGATGGTTGGCGCACGGCCCGAAGATGAATTGCACGATCTGTTTCCCGGCTCAGGCGCCGTCACCGCAGCGTGGCGCACATGGCAGGGCCTGTTCACATTGCCGGGGGAGGGCGTCTGATGGAACTGCTTGATTATATCGTAGGGCTTGCCGCCGCCAACGAGGGCGAGACGGCGCTTATCGTCCGGCAGACGCCGGTCATGCGCAATGGCGAACACCAGCGTCACGCGGATGGTATGCTTGCGTTCACCTATCCGGCGTTCCTGCCGACGCACCGCCGGCGCGAAGGCGAGGCTTGGTACATCAACGCGGGTTCCTTCATCGTGGACCGCTTCAAGGACGGCAAACCGCGCGCGATGTCCGCGCATATGGAGCACACGCTGTTCTTGATGCTTGACGACATTGGCACGAAGTCGAAGGAGCCGCTGTTGCCGCCGACGTGGGTCGTCGAGACGAGCGCGGGGAACTATCAATGGTATTACGCCTATTCGGACCAGCCGAAAAAGGGCGAACACGTCGCGCTGTTCAACGCGATGGCCGAGGCGGGCTACGCCGACAAGGGCGCGGGCAACCCCGTGCGCAACTGTCGCCTGCCGGGCTCGCCTAACTTCAAGCCGGGCAAGGACGCCTTTATCGCCCGTCTCGTGTCGTTCAGCCCCGAACACGAGTACACGCCGGAACAGATCGCAAAAGCCCACGGCGTCACGCCCGCAGAGGCCAGCGAAGACCACCGCATTACCTTCACCCTGCGCGACACGGGCGGCGACACGGTGCTGGCGTGGATGAACCAGCACGGCATGGTCCGCAGCGCCGCCAACAGCGAGGGCTGGATGGGCATCATCTGCCCGAACCACGCCGAGCATAGCGACGGCAACACCGAGGCGCGCTACAAGCCGCTCGACCGCTCGTTCTGCTGCTACCACGGGCACTGCCAAGACCTAGATAGCAAGACCTTCCTGAAGTGGGTAGCCGATAACGGTGGGCCGACCGTGACGCCGGGTCTGCGCGACGAACTGCTATCGGCGCACATGAACGCCGCCATGTCGAAGCTGCGCCCCACTGCGGCGTACCCTGACGCGGCCGCCGCAATCGTCCAGGAAGTCGAGCGCAAAGAAATCGGTCGGCTGGACAAGGCCGACTGGTACGAACGCTTCGCCTACCTTCTGTCGGACGACTCTTATTTCGATATGAAATATCGCAAGATGTACTCCCGCAATGCGTTCAACGCGATATACCGGCACATCGCCTGCCAATCAGTCCACAACGGGCGGCGCATCGAGGCCGCGACATGCTTCGACGAGACGCGGCAGCTTAACGGGGCGCCCATATTCGCCGGCGTTATTTACGCGCCCGGCGAAGGCGTTCTGGTGACGCGCGACGGCGATGTCTACGGCAACAAGTGGATCAACGCCCGACCGCACACCGACAACCACAAGGGCCGCGACGTGGCCCCCTGGCTGGACCACTGCCGGACAATCGTGCCTGACGAGGCTGAGCTGGCGCATTGCCTTGACGTGATGGCGTTCAAGCTGAAAAACCCCAAGGTCAAGATTAACCACGCGGTCTTGCACGGCGGCGTTGAAGGCTGCGGCAAGGATACAATGTGGGCGCCATACATCTGGTCCGTGTGCGGGCCGGCGCTCAAGAACCGGGGCTTTCTGGACAACGACACGATGAGCGGCCAGTGGGGCTATCATCTTGAGTCGGAGATACTGCTGCTCAACGAATTGAAAGAGCCCGAGGCGGTGCAGCGTCGTGCATTGGCGAACCGGATGAAGCCGATCATCGCCGCGCCGCCCGAGACGCTGCTGGTCAACCGCAAAGGCCAGCATCCTTACGAGACGCTGAACCGGCTGGCCGTGCTGGCGTTTACCAATGACTCCGTGCCGATTTCGCTGCCCTCGCAGGACCGCCGCTGGTTTTGTGTTTGGTCGCCCAACGGACGTATGCCCGAAGCGGACGCAACGCGGCTGTGGAATTGGTACGAAGCTGGCGGTTACGATGCTGTCGGCGCATGGCTGATAGCGCGCGACGTGTCGAAGTTCAACCCCGCCGCCGCGCCGCCGCTGACCGAATGGAAGTTGAACATGGTCGAAGACGGCATGAGCATGTCGGAGGGCTTTTTGGTCGAGATGATACGCCAGCGCCGCGGCGAATTTGCGGTGGGCGCTGTCGCCGCGCCGCTGCACGCGCTAGTTGACCGCCTGCAAGGGTCGGCCCCGGACGGCAAGAAGCTGCACCTCCAGGCGCTGCTGCACGCGCTCGTCGAGGCCGGCTGGAAAGATCGGGGGCGGATTAAGAGCGCGCTTAACATGTCACCCAAGCGCATTTTCTGCGCGCCCGACATGCTGCGCAAGACCGACTCGGAATTGCGCAATCTGACGGAGGCGGCCCCTGATCCGAGCAGGGTCAACTTGACCATCGTCAAATGAAAAAGGCCCGGCGTGAGCCGGGCCAAGTCAAGGGTCAGTCAGAGCGGCGAGAGGAAGTACAAGACCGCCCTGTCATCTCCCGGCTGATGCCGGAAGTTCGTTAGCCAACGGACGTAAGCACGTCTTCTATGTCCCGGTAGGCTTTCAATTCAACATGCTGCGGCAATGTCTGCGGCGCGTCAAGCCTTGCGTGCTCCGGCACGTCAATCTTCTCCAGATACATCAGCGTGCGCGCCGTCATGTCCACCGCGCGCGCGTCTTCAGCCGAGAAGAACGCCCGCCCGAGCTGATTGCAGCGCAGCAAGACTGCGTTCATACAGGCAGCACGAACCGCGTGTTCGTCGTTCGTCAATTGTTCAATGTTTCCCATGGCTTTTCCTTTCAATTGGGCCGTACTTTGCCTCGATCTCCACTAGGGTCGGCCCCTTAGTCTGGTGAAGGGTAATATTGTTAGCGCGTTGGAGCGGTGAGTACCGCACGAACGTCATCCGGGACGCCAAGGGCAATGCCCCACTCACGGCATTCTGCGCGCGACGGCAAATCACGGGTACCCATCCCGGCCTGTAGTAGCGCTGCCTCGATAGGTGCGCTGCGTGCGAACCGCTGACAAAGCATCTTGTCCAGCTCTTTAATTCGTTCATCGTCCGCTTCAAGATCATCATATCGCGCCCCTTCCTTCGCCGTGTTCCAACGAGTTTCAAACACGTTCAGCGAATCGTCGCTGGACATCTCCGCAACGCTCTGGCGTTGCAAGTCATCTGCGATTTTGCCCGCGTAATTTGATATGTCGCGCCAGTGGCGGCCGTCGTTGTAGCCGCACACGATGCAGGCCAGGCGCGTCGCGATCAGGTCGAGCGCCTCAATCTGGGCGGGCGGTAGAGGCTTTTTAGGCGCGCGAAATATCTCTTCCAGGTTTGTCGCCGCGTTGGCTGCGGCGCGCTCGTTCAGGGCGCCCATTGCGTTGCCTTTCTCAAAGACTTGAGGATTGACGTATGGTCGCGCCGGCAGGCGCGGCCAATGCGGGGATAGCTCCAGCCCTTGCAGTGCAGCATCCAATAGAGCGCATTGCGGGCCGGGCGCCAGCGGTCCGAGCGGTCGGCGCGCACCAGGTCGTGCCACGTCGCGCCGTAGGCGTCGAGAATGTACCTGATAGATTGGCGCGTAGCGTCGGATGTATTGCGTGGCATCTCATGGACGGTCAGCATTGTAAACCCCTTGGATGCTCTCGCGCACGGCGCGTTCGGTCTTGGCGTAGACGAGCTGACCTTGGTGCGTCACACCGCGCCAGCCCGCGGCGTTGCCGCGTGCGTGCCTGCGGCAGATGAGGCTATAATAGCCGACCGCCTGGCCGCCCAACGTCACGGTGCGCGTACCGTCGCGGTGCTCTATCGTGCGCCACGCGAGAGGCGATAGATCAGGGCCAGAGCCCAAAGCGCCAACTGTATCATTTGTCATTATCTCCACCTCTGTGCGTGAGAGCGTTGAGCGCCGCCGCGCCAAGGACGGCGGCAGGCAAGATGACGGTAATCAGGATTGCGACGTATTCGGGCTCAATCGTCATAACTTGCCCCGCTTTGACGCAATCTTGAGCGCCGCTTCCAGGGTGATAATCTGACCGTTTAGTTGCGCAATCTCGCGTTCAAAATACGGAACCCGGTCAGCGTCTTCCTTTACAGCATTGTGGTCTTCCGGGTTGACCGCGTCCGGGTCATAAGCATCAAGCGCCGCTTCGACTTCGTCGAGGATTGTTGCAGGCACATCGCCGCGCAATATCGCAACTTTGTAGCCCGCAAAATAAACGTCAGCGCCCATGCGGTGGAATGTGTTTGCCATTGTCAGTCCTCCCTTGCTTCGTCGCCGATTGCCATACAAAGGTGCACATCCCCATAGACTGACGCGCAAATTGCCTTGAACGTGTCCGCGTTTGTGCTGGCGTCAAAGTAAATGATTTTGTCCTCGTCCTCCGGGTCATCTGCTACGGCTCCGTAAATATACCAGTCGCCAGCGTCTTCGCCTTCCGGCTCGATTGTCAATTCGCCGGACCAGATCGCGCCAGAATAGAGCGGCAAATTTTCCACGCTATAGCTTGTGGCCGCGTAGCGCGGGGCCTGAAAAAAACGGCTCATGATTGCGCCTCAATCATGCGTGTGAGAAGGTCCACCACACTGGCGTCTAGGGCGGCGGCGTCGGCGGCGTAGGCGGCGTCGGCGGCGGCGGCGTAGGCGGCGGCGTAGGCGGCGGCGTCGGCGGCGTCGGCGGCGTCGGCGGCGTAGGCGTCGGCGGCGTCGGCGGCGTCGGCGGCGTCGGCGGCGCGGGCGGCGGTGGCTTCGGCGGCGCGGATGGCGGTTGCTTTATCGGTTATAGGCGCTAACGCTTCCAGCTTTGCGGCTTCCTCACCCAGGCCCGCCGCGCGTAGCGTTATTGGGGC